CTCAGAAATACGGTCGTCTCGCTGCTTGCAGCTAAATCCGAGGCTAGGGGCACTTTCCGATCAACGTAAGGAAAGTGCAGCAAATCCCGGTCCTCGGTATTCACATTTCGTTTTAGAAATTGAATAGTGGAGAATCTATGATTCTAATGGTTATTGTGTGCCACTCAAAATCCAGGCTACTAACCCGTTGCTTTAGACCAAATTCGTGAAATCGCGCGATTGGAAGTTTGATAACTCAAGCGATTGCTAACTCACAACATAATGAAATGTCAGAACTTGGACCTGACAAAGACACACAACAGATAACAACATTTGTTGATGATGTCAATATTGAGACTTATGAAAAACCACTTATGTCCACCGCCACTGCGTGGACAAAGATGGCTGAGGACGATAAGATGCATGATATTCATGCTATTCTTAAGCGTCCCGTAAATGTTCTGAACGGTGAATTTAATACCGCCTTCACTAACGTTACGTTGAAATTTCCGGACATTATCTTCCAGAAATCAGCGAACGTTGTGAAGAAGCTCGACTATTTTACATACTTTCGAGCCAATGTAAAGATCCGCCTTGTCTTCAATGCAACACCATTCATGAACGGCAAGTATTGGATGTTTTTCGCACCTTTCGATGCAGTTTCTAATCGCTCTGCTCGACTTGGATCCTTGCCCAACAACACGGGATACCCAGGTGTGGAAATTGATCTTGGATCAAATGCTCCCGTCGAAATTAAGATTCCCTATTGCGCACCACTTTCGCATTACAATCTGATCGACACGCATTCTAACATGGGAGAGATGTACATTGTACCGATCAATCCCGTGCAGACTGGAACATCACCCGTTGTCAACGGAGCGACTTTTACCATCTTCGCCTGGTTTGACGACATTGAACTGGCTATGCCAACATCTTTGCCAGTCACTGTTCCTGTTCTCCGTGCTCAAGTTGGCAATTCTGAAGAACATGCCGCTACCTCTGGACCTTCTATCTCAGGAGTCGCGGGCGGTGTCGCTTCAGTTGCCAGTGCCCTTGGCGGAATCCCTCTTCTGGGACCATGGGTGCGACCTGTTGAATGGGTTTCGCGTGCGATTGGTGGTGCAGCTTCAACCTTCGGGTGGAACAAGCCTGCCAATTTGGATAAGAACTGCTCATATTCGAACATCGCTGCCAAGGGCTATACCAATGCTGATGGCATTGATATGTCTTCTAAACTCGCAACGATGCCCGATAACGGACTCACATATGATAGTGGTCTCTTTTCAACTGAAATTGATGAGATGGACATAAAATATGTGGCCTCTAAGTCTTGCATCTTTAGGTCTTCAATTCCATGGACGATCACTGACTCCGTGGGGAAGATTCTGCATGGTAACGCAGTTTCCCCTGGAGTGACTGAAGGATCGGCCACGAAACTAGAGCCCACGACCTTGGCGTATTTGGCGTCGATGTTCAGATATTGGCGTGGTGGACTGAATTTCAGATTGGCCGTTGCTAAGACCGCTTTCCATACAGGCCGTCTCCGCATCACGTATCATCCTGGCATCTACACTGTAAATCCTTCCTCCATCAACGAGAACGCCTACAATTGGATTCTTGATCTATCAGTTTCTTCTGAAATCGAGATCAAAATCCCTTATGTAGCTAACGTTCCATGGAAAGAGACACTTGTGAACCCATTTGGTAATTCATTCTGGAATCGTGAAGACTTCAGTACAGGGTTTCTTACCGTCGAAGTCCTTACTGAGTTACGTCGCGCGTCAGATTCAGTTTCCAATAACTGTCCCTTCAACATGTGGTGTTAGGGAGCAGATGATATTTCGTTTGCTATTCCCGACTTTGGGAATTACTATGTACTTGATCCTGCTGTAGTTGAGCAGCTTGAGGATGAAGATGAGGAAGAAGTCTTGAAATTTAAAGCTCAAGTTTTCAATCTCACACAATCCGCTGTTGAACACAATGAACAAACGGAATCTGATGCACAACTCGCCTTCCCCAAGTCGAGCATGTCAACAACCACTGCTGAAGAATTAACCATGGGTGAGAAAATTACGAATCTCCGACAACTTTGCAAGAGATTCGCGCCCATTGCGCAAGGATACAGTTATCCCTATAGGCAAGATTCAGATTCTAATCGGTGTTCTTACCCTGGACCGATGCCTCATGACACCGCAAAGTACGCTTTCAATCAGGTTACTATTGACCCTGCCTATTTTGGGCGAGCAGCAACTAATGCTGTCAATGAGCAACTTGTAGTCTTGCCTGTTTCCCGTCGGGACGATGGTCAATTTCTTGAATCCGCTCAACGTGCTATGCGGCATTTTTGGACTGCTAACCCTCTTCATAGGATTTCATACCTTTTCCGCTTCTTTCGAGGAGGCAAACGGTACAAGATTATGAATCCCGTGACGAGTGTTGTTAGGTGTTCGAACACCGGCTGGCGCCCAGCTGCGGAAAGTAACTTCTACACCAATAACATGGATAGGGTGGACGTAGAAAATATGCGGCCAAATCAACCCATCTTTGCTGTGCGCGATTGGGATATTGTGGAGAACGGCGAACTCGCGCAACCACTTGTCACGACCTTCGACAACACGCGCCAATCCGCAGAATTCGAGCATTTGGTCTACCCAGATCTTAATGGCATGCTTGAATTCGAGGTTCCTTACTATGGACAGACTCCCATTTCTGTTGTTGGTGAGGGAACCTTGAGCTCTGTCGACGGACCACTCGTTCGACGTGCAAAGATTTTCCTTCGACGTTCACACGATCCGAATGGAATGGATGGCGTTATGTACACCTATAACAGCGACCAATCCAACCCGAGCACAAACTCAACGGCTTCTACTCGCAGTGGGGGAACTCGTCCATGCTTTGGTGGCTGCCTTATCTATGAGGCTGCTGCCGACGATTTTTCTTTCGGCTACCTTGTCGGCGCGCCAAAATTGACAAGGGTAGCTCAACCCTAAACAAAAGGTATTTATGCCTTATCATTAATTATTTTCGTAATTCAACCCTTTTGGGTGGTCACAATTCCAGTCTAGGAATTGTCCTTTCTACAGTACATCTGTTAAACTGAACCACCACGGGTGGACGTAGGTTTATCAAGATCTAGAAAGGTTAGCCCTTTTGGTAAAGATTTTGTTTGTTTAAAATTCGAAATTCAAAATTAGACCTAGC